TTCAAATCTAACTCTCAACAAAAGAAATATTCTTTTTGTAAAAAATCTCCACAGCATGTTGATTCCACATTATATCAGATTAGCATCTGAGGCAGATGAACATGTTCCAATCAAACAAAAGCAAGATGGAAGTGTAAGAAAGTTACAATGGGAAGATGAAGAGTTGCAGGAGGAAGTCGAAGCATTGAGTACTGAAGAAATTCAAAAGAGAATTAAACTCTTAGAGTCAATTGCAGAGAAGGAAGAGGAAGAATCAAGAACCTTTATCGAAGGAAACGATACAATCCATTGATCCTTTGTTTCAAACCCCACACCGAAAGTTTACATGTTTTCAAAATAAATGTAAAATAATTTTTATACTTGCAGAAATTGCAATCAAATAAAACTTTACATTTATCTTATATTGTAGTATACTTTATATTATTGGCTGAAATTAACTGGAGATTTTTACTTGTGGCAAACTACATAAACAACGCTGACTTCTTAGCAGCAATTAAAGAATATAAGAAAAGTGTAAAGGAAGCGGAAGAACAGGGTTTACCCAAACCAATTATCCCAAAGTATCTTGGTGAATGCATTCTTAAAATTGCAACCCATTTATCATATAAACCAAACTTTATTAATTATACTTACAAAGACGATATGATTCTTGATGGTATCGAGAACTGTATCAACTACTTTGACAATTTTGATCCAGAAAAGTCGAGCAATCCGTTCGCATATTTCACGCAAATTATTTACTTCGCTTTCCTACGTCGTATCGGCAAGGAAAAGAAACATTCATATATTAAAAACAAATTGATTCAAGATATGGCTTTTGACGCATACGAATTACAAGAGCAGGATGAAGACGGACATTTTCAAAATGCATATCTTGACTTTATGCAACAGAATAGTACGTTCGATGATTCTTTCATTGAAAAGAAAAAAGCTGCAAAGGCTAAAAAGAAAAAACAAACACTTGATGATTTTATAGGTGATGATGATGAGCAGCGAACTTCGTAAATATATCCGAAGCATAGCACGTAGAAGTTATTCAGTAGCTGATACGATGCATAGAGTTCGTTCAAGAAAACGTAGAAAATCTAACAAAAGATTTTTAAAGGGACATGTTTGGGATAGTTTTGACAATCAGTTTAATTTGAATAAGATTATGGAAAATAAAGAAAATATATTTTTGGGTGTTAGCGATGTTGAAGATCTCATTACTTCTGAGATTATGAAGAGTCGTATCGAGTCCAATAAAACTACTGTTCAAAGAGAGACAACAGTTTTGTGTAATCGTGAGAAGTGGTCACACTGGGCTGAAGAACATTTCGCTGAATATTTGTTTTCTCAAACAAGTTCTTCTTCAGGTTTCATTGTTGAACCTGAGCAACAAAACTTTATTAAGTTTAGTGTGAATAGCAACTCAACAGAAGTTCGTGCATTCGGTGATGCTGACTTTGCAGACTCTATCGTTGCAGCTGTTGAAGATGCTTTCTCTGTTGTGACATCATATATTGAGTGGGTTTATTCTGGTGATGGTAATTCAGTGAATGTGCCACTCAACCGAGATCGTCTACCAACATCAGAAATGTATCCGTTCCTTAAAGGTAAATCTCTTGAGGATTACTATGATGAATATATGGAATCGTCAGCAAACATTCTTTTGTTGATTGGTCCACCTGGAACTGGTAAGACTACGTTCATTCGTGGTTTACTTGCTCACACAAACTCATCTGCAATCGTTTCATACGACTCTGGTATTTTAGACAAAGACGGATTCTTTGCTCGCTTCATTGAAGACGATGCAAACATAATGGTATTGGAAGATTCAGATAACTTCCTAAGATCCCGCAGTGATGGTAATAACATGATGCATCGTTTCCTTAACGTAGGTGATGGTCTTGTTACAACTAAAGGTAAGAAGATGATTTTCTCTACTAACCTACCTAGCATTCGTGATATTGATTCAGCGTTGGTTCGTCCAGGACGTTGCTTCGATATTGTTCACTTTGATGTATTGGGTGAATCTGAAGCCAAAGTTCTTGCCAATAAACTTGGCGTTAAACTCCCTGCTTCTGAAGATGGTAGGTATAGTATTGCTGAAATCTTTAATCAACAAAAACAATCTACAGTTAAAAAACTTGAGAGAAAGGTTGGCTTCGTATGATAAGGACTAGAGTTATTTTTAATGATGGGATTGTTTCTGAAGGAACATATTCTGATATTGATGAATTGACTGAACATATTAAACAGTTGGGTAATAAAATTTTAACCTTGGAGGTAGATGTTGAAAGTAGCGATAATCACAGACCAGCATTTTGGTGCGAGGAATGACAGTATAGCATTTCTGGACTTCTTTCAAAAATTTTATGATAACACTTTCTTTCCTAGTCTTGATGCAGCTGGCATTAATACTGTTCTTATTCTTGGCGACACTTTTGATAGGCGTAAATACGTCAATTTTTATGCTCTCCAAAGAGCAAAAGAAATGTTCTTTGATAAGTTGGCTGAGCGTAATATTAGTGTGTATATGCTCGCTGGCAATCATGACACATATTATAAAAACACCAATGACGTAAACTCACCTGACTTACTGTTACGTGAGTATAAGAATATAACTGTTATTGATGAACCACAAACTATCTATGTTGGTGGTATTCCAATTTGTATGATGCCATGGATTTGTCCTGACAACTATCAAGAATCAATCGATCAATTAAAACAAACGCAAGCAGAAATTTGCATGGGGCATTTTGAAATCGCTGGCTTTGCAATGTATAAGGGAATGCAATCTCATGAAGGATTGGAAACGAGTTTGTTTGATAAGTTTGATCTCGTGTTCAGTGGGCACTATCATCACCGCAGTGGTAATGGTCACATTCATTACCTCGGTAATCCCTATGAGCTTACTTGGCAAGATTATAATGATCCAAGAGGGTTCCACTTGTTTAGCCTTGACAATAGACAACTCGAGTTCATCCCAAATCCTTATACAATGTTCACCAGAGTTGAGTACACCGACAAGGGATGTGAACCCATCGACCTCGACTCTATCGATCTAGCAGATAAGTTTGTTAAGTTAATTGTTGTCAATAAAACTGATTTTTATAAGTTTGACAAATTTATTCAAAAGCTGTATAATAAAGGTTGTCATGAAATCAAAATTATTGAGGACATGTCTGAGTTTGAAGACGGAGAGGTTGGTGAAGATATCAATCTTGAAGATACGCTAAGTGTTTTATCTAATTATATTGACAGTGTTGAAACCGATGTTGATAAAGAACAAGTTAAGACATTTATGAAAACATTATATACGGAAGCCATTAACGTAGAGGTGGTCTAATGCAACAGTTAGTTATTGAATATTTCTTTCCGCTCACTGAACAGGTTCCACTTGAGTTAGATTTTAAACCTTGTGATGACTATGCTAAACAGTTACAAGAAGAACGATGGAAAAATTCTGTATCAATTACTTCTGGTATGGGATTGCTGGTTGGTAATGGTGGAACTACTTGGACTACTGTCTCAAATAATCTTGGCTCACCATCCTTTACTATTAATGTTGATGCTATGCCGATTACTGTTATTTCTAAAAAGAAACCCAACTTCATAATGAGATTCATTTATAAGTCTATGGGTATGAAATGGAAGAGTGAATGATTGTATTTAAAAGTGTAGAGTGGAAGAATTTTCTTTCCACAGGTAACGCAGCGAACAAAGTATTGTTGGATAAATCACCAACAACTTTAATCATTGGTAAGAATGGTGAAGGAAAAAGCACAATCTTAGATGCATTGTGTTTTTCATTGTTTGGTAAACCATTCCGTAACATTAACAAAAACCAACTAATCAATAGTATCAATGGTAAGAACTGTTTAGTTACCATTGAGTTTAATATCGGACCAGTTGAATATAAAATTGTTCGTGGTATTAAACCAAACATTTTTGAGATCTGGCAGAATGGTACTTTGATTAACCAAGACGCAGCTTCACGTGATTATCAGAAAAGTCTTGAGCAACAAATTCTGAAGTTAAATTATAAAACATTTACCCAAGTAGTTATCCTTGGTAGTGCTTCTTTTGTTCCATTTATGCAACTACCATCTGGTCAACGCAGAGAAGTTATTGAAGATATTCTTGATATTCGCATCTTCTCTACCATGAATACATTATTGAAAGAGAAAGCACAGGAGACTAAAGATGAGATCGCAAAGATTGAATCGGAGATCGCTAACGCTAAGACGAAAGTTGAAAGCCAAACGAATATTATCAAAACTATTAGTGATGCGAAGACAGAAACGATTAAAAATTTCCAAGCCAAAGTCGAATCCCACGTTGGAGAAATTACTAGAATCCAGTCGGAGATTGATGTCATTATCGGAGAGATTACAACACTTAAAGGGAAAATCTCTGAGAAGGAAACCATCAACGAAGAGTTTGAAAAAGCCAAATCAATCAAATCAAAGTTACTCCAGAAAGTCGAAACTTGCGAGCACCATACAGAGTTTTTTAATGAACATGATGTATGTCCGTCGTGTAACCAAGATATCGCAGAAGAATATAAAGAGACCATTGTCAAAGATCTTAATGCGAAACTTATGGACAACAACTCAAAAATTGATGAACTCGACTCCATACTCACTGGACTTAATGCGAAACTCAAAAAGATTAATGAAGTGGCAGAAGCGATTACCGATAAGAACATTGAGTTATCTACAAGAAACAGTACGATCACCTTACTCAACAAACAAATCGGTGAACTCCAAGTTGAGATTGAGGGGTCTAAATCTGACACAACTAACATCGATGAAGAGAAAGCCAAATTAAAAGAACTCGCTACCGATGCTATTGTTAAGATTAATACCAAGACTACTTTACAAGAACAACGTAACATTGAGGAAGTTGCTTCTGCTTTATTAAAAGACACTGGTATTAAGACTGCAATTATTCGTGAGTATCTACCTGCCATGAATAAACTAATCAATAAGTATCTCAATGCAATGGATACTTACATTCACTTTGAACTTGATGAAGCATTCAATGAAGTTATCAAATCACGTCATCGTGATGACTTCACTTATGCAAGTTTCTCTGAGGGTGAGAAGATGCGTATTGACTTGGCGATCCTATTCACATGGAGACAGATTGCAAAGATGAAGAACTCAGTGAATACAAACTTGTTGTTACTTGATGAGATTTTTGATTCTTCATTGGATACTGCAGGAACTGATTACTTCCTGAATCTGATGAATCAATTTGGTGAAAAGTCAAACATCTTTGTTATCTCACATAAAGGTGACCAACTATTTGAGAAGTTTAGATCGGTTATTAAGTTCGAGAAACGTAATGACTTCAGCGTTATAGCCTAAAACCCTACGTTCTGTAGGGTTATTTTTTCCAGTAAAATCAACGACTTACGAAAGTGCTTTACAAATAATCAAAACTCGGGCATAATTCTACTATAGAATGGAGAAAATTATGCAAAACCAGTGGAGTAGTTTTGATGACTTTGAATTGGCAAGTCTGTGTCACAAGTATGATATTGGCAACGTCTGTGAGTTTGAACACATTCTACCGATAAAGTTGTCTAATCGTGATGTAGTTGAACAAGCATTGACTGAGTTTGAATTTGATATGGCATTTGGAGAATAAATTATGGAAATTAAAGCAAGCGATCTATCAGCAAGACTTCTTGCAACTGAAAATCTTTCAGTGGTTCGTGCAAGAACTCGCACTGCATCTTTCGATATCAAGAGTCGTGTGTTGACTCTTCCTATGTGGAAAGATATGACTCCCGAAATTGAAGACATGTTAATTGGTCACGAAGTTGGTCATGCACTATACACAGGTGATGAGTATACTAAACCCATCGAAGAGAATCGTAAAATGCAGGGTTATCTCAACGTACTTGAAGATGTGCGTATCGAGAAACTAATCAAACGCAAATATCCAGGTCTACGTAAACGTATGAACGAAGGATATAAACAACTTAACGATCGTGACTTCTTTGGTGTTAAACAAACACAGTCGTTGGACTCTCTGCTACTTATCGATAAAATCAATCTATACTTCAAAGCAGGTTTCTCTTGTGGTGTTAATTTTACGCCAGAGGAAAAGTTATTCGTTATTCGTGCAGAAAAAACTGAAACCATTGAAGACGTTATCGCTCTTGCACACGAAGTGTATGCTTATTCCAAGAAAGAAATGGAACAGCGTAAGCAAGCTGCAAAAGAGGAGGGTGACTCATTTGAAGAAGATGACGAAGATGGCATCGATGCAGATTTTGATTTAGACTTAGACCAAGATTTTGATGAGGAAGAATCTGAAGACGCAGATGACCTAAAAGAACTTCTTAGAAATACAGCAAAACAAAACGATCAGCGAACAGAAGAATACGACGAAGAACAACTACAGTCTAAAACTGAACGTGCTTTCGCTGACAAATTAAACGATCTTGCCGATGACAGCACAGAATATCATTATTGGAAGTTTGATGATGAATATATGAACCCTGTTGTAGTTCCATTCAAAACTATTTTGTCTGAAACAAATTCACCAGAACAATGGTTGAATTCTGAAGAAGCTGCTCCTCGCTATCGTTATTACTCAGAACAAGAACTTGCTGAATTGGGTGGTGCACAAAGAAAAGAATTTGACCAATTCAAAATTGATTCTAGCCGTGCAGTAAATTATCTAGTTAAAGAATTTGAGATGCGTAAGTCTGCGCAAATGTATAAACGTGCTCAGATATCTAAGATTGGTTCTCTTGACATGAAAAAGGTTTATGCTTACAAACTTAAAGACGATATTTTCAAACGTGTAACTAATCTACCACAAGGTAAGAATCATGGTATGATTATGCTTGTTGACTGGTCTGGTTCCATGAACGAAGTGTTGCAGGATACTCTTAAGCAGGTTATTAACCTTGCCATGTTCTGCAATCGCATTCAGATTCCTTATCGTGTTTATGCATTCACCACAGAGTATGCAGGTGCGTTTACTGAAAATGCGAGTAAAGATGAGCAGTCTTCAATCGCAAGAAGGATTTATGAACGTGAGTTTTCCAGCAAGAAAATGGAAAAATGTGCCAACGATCGTGTTCTATCCAATGCAAGTCACCCATTTAATCTACTTGAATTGTTCAGTAATAAAATGAGCACTAGTGAATTCAACTCAATGTCACGTCGTTTGTTGGATTATAGATTCCAATGGAATCGTGGTTATGCCACTAGTGGCACACCATTGAATGAAGCATTGGTCTGGTGCTACAATAATATTGGTACTTTCGTTAAGAATAACAATATTGAAAAGATGACATTTATTACTCTTACTGATGGCGAAGGACATGCTCTTTCATCAGTAGGACATCATCGTGGTTTGGATGAACAACGTACTGAAATTAT